AAAAACTATCGTCTTCGCAAAATGTATCGCGGTCCTCGGCCGCAAGGAAACCAATCATATTGCTTGAAGAAAGATGCAACTCGTTTTTCTCTGTATATCCACAAAGAATGGAGCCCAAGCTGATATATATTTGTTAATGAGCGGGGGGTGGGCCAATGGCGGGTCACTCCGTTTGGGGCGGAGACCATGTAGGTTCGATTCCTACCTCCCCGACCATTATATTGAATAGGAAAACACAATGGAAAAATCAACAGCACAACTCGTAGACGATATTCGCTTCTTTCAGCGATTTGGAATGTTTCATGAAATGACATGCGGTGTGGATAGTCAGCATGCTCTGTTGGCTCCGAAAGTTGTGGATGATGTTGTCAGTCTTGTATGTCCCATATGCGGATATGAACAGAACCACATTCCAGATCTTGTAATTGGAATTCGTGATAGTGTCAAACGCGAATTAGAAAAAGATATTGAGTTTGGAACTTCCGGACACATATGGCTCACATGTGCTATTGAACGTATTAATACAATGTATCCAACGGCTCAACAGAATGCACTCGAAGGAATGCTTTACTAATGTCTCAGATTGCCATAGATGGAATTGTCTTTTTTACCGCAGTTCTTATAGCTGTCCTAGCACCTAAATTTCGCTACCCAGCACTTGTATTTGTTGGTGCCTATATTGTTCTTTACATTCTCACAACATTGACTGGACATTATCCATGGCTATGATCGATGAAACTTGATTATGAAAAGATCTTTCGCATACCATACAGCACAGGTCCACATTTCGAAATCTACAACGGGCCTCTGTATGATATCACAAAACCATATGTAGCTCGTTTTACAGAAGGTGAAATTGAATGGATGATAAGACACTCTGATCTTTATCATTCATATGATAATTATCTTAATAAGGCTGCATTAGAAGCTTTGAAAATCCACGAAGATATATTTCCGGTTTATGGATATTCAACAAAGGAACCTCTTCTCAAGAGATTAAACTATTTGCTTGGAAAAGATATTGCCATCGTTAAAAACGGACGTTTGGAAAACTATTGTATTCTCTTTCCAACAAATTGGATTCCAAGAAAAAAACAGAGTAAGACATTTGCTGAAATTCACTGTCCTGTTCCTGGTGTAGAACTACAAAAGGCAAGTGATAAAATCTGTAGAATGCTTTCTAAAAATAAGAATTATCATCGATATGCTTGGACATTAACCAGAAATCCTCGTTTATCAGCTCATCCTGTATATGAGCAGAATAATGCCGCGGCATGCCGCGCTCAACTCGCGCATCCTGATTATCCTTTATATGTACGAATAGAACATCAAATTACCTTTCCAATTTCAACGGAAAAGGATGAAGCATTTGGATTCCTCATTGAAGTGCAATCCGTTCCTGTTTCTGTTATTAAGTATGAAGGATCATTCGGATTGCTTCAAACAGCATGCAAGACAATGACAAAAGACGTTATTGTTTATAAAGGAATAGAAGAACATATAAAAACTATTGTTAATAATAAAACTTTTTAGTCCTATCCATAGTTTCCATAGTACAGATACTAATCTATACATCAACGAAACACTTGTCAAGGAGAATTTGGAAATGAATGAAGATAAATTTTTTATGTTCGCTATGGGATTATCTATGGGTTCTTTTTCGGAGTGGCTTTCATTAATATGGAATCAAAAGATGTATATCGTATAGTTGACTCTCATACAGAAAAAATGTTTGCCGTAAGAACCTGTGATTTTTGGATTGATTCGAAGCCGCGTTTAATTTTAAATGATAAAGAGTGCAAATACAGGCACTTAGCTCTAAGTGATTGATTTTACACTATAAAAAAACATATCCTTTAGATTCAGGCACTTAGCTCTAACCACCTGTTTTTAAAGGATATTTTTTTATGAAAAAAATGTGAAAATACTATTGACGAAATAACTGTTTCCTGGTAGAATTATATTAACAATTGGAAAGGCAACACAGCCGCTTAAGGAGAATCTCATGTCTGCTACTGTTCCATATTATGCATTTGTCGTCGCACAAACTTCCGACGTTTTAAAGAAGGTTTTTGTGCAGGTTTCGGCTGTAACCTCTGACGAGGCACAACAAGAAATTCGTCGATTACTGGAAGACGAATATCCTCAGTTCGAGAATTTTGCTGTTGGTGTTCCTATGGGTTTTGAACCAGGTAGGGATATCTGGGACGTTGTAAACGCCTCAAATATCGACATCGACGAAGTCATAAAATTTCCTTATTGAGAAACAGACACTTGTCAATAAGCCGTTGATTTTAAATGATGTTTTTTTCACAGAAAACATTTGACAAATAAACGGAAACCTGGTAGAATTAACTTATCAAATCGGAAAAGGAAACTCTATATCATGTCTATCTCGTCCAAAAAGGCTGAACAAATCAATAAAGACCTTCTCGAAGCTTTGAACAAAGTTGCTGCCAAGCATGGTCTTGAACTGAAGCCCAGTCGTGGTCGTTTTACTGAAAGTAATTTCCGCAAGCGGGTTGAGTTCATGGCTGTCGATTCTGACGGTGAAACTCTGACAAAAGAACGCCGTGATCTTGATCACTACAAAGCTCGCAAACTGGGTCTGTCTTCTGCTGATTTTGGCCGTCAATTTACCATTCCCGGTGAAGGCACCTTCGAACTGATCGGTTTCCGTACTCGTGCTCCGAAGCGTCCGTTGCAAATCCGTAATGTCGAAACCGGCCATATTCACATCTCCGTTTCTGTCATCAACGGCATGCCGATCGCCAAACTTTTGGCTGCTTAAGAAAAACATTTGACAAAATAATCGAAACCTGGTAGAATATACTTGTTAAATCAAACTCAACCTAACTCGTGAAAGAAAGGATACATTATGTCTCATATGGTTGAAACTATGGCGTACGCTGGAGAAGTTCCCTGGCATGGTCTTGGAAAGCGCGTCCATAACGATCTCACTCCTGACCAAATGCTTGTTGAAGCTGGTCTCGATTGGGAAGTTGTCGAAGTTCCCTCGTTTGTAGAGTTCAACGGCGACAAAATTCCGACCGGAAAGAAAGCTCTGGTTCGTTCTACCGACGGGCGGGTTCTGACCAACACTGGTGAGAATTGGCATCCTCTGCAGAACTCTGAAGCTTTTGAGTTTTTCCAGGAGTTCGTCATGGCTGGCGATATGGAAATGCACACCGCCGGAAGTCTTGACGACGGTCGTATGGTCTGGGCACTTGCAAAGGTCAAGGACTCATTCACCATCGGCAAGAAGGACACGGTTGAAAGCTATCTTCTGTTGACCAATCCGCATCGTTACGGTAAGTCGATCGAAGCTCGTTTCACTCCTATCCGTGTCGTTTGCAACAACACGTTGACATACGCGCTGTCTCAACAGTCCGAACAGATGGCTCGTGTTGGTCACCGTACTAAATTCGATGCTGATCTCGTCAAGGAAACTCTCGGCATCGCCGGTGAAATGATGCAGGATTATAAAGAACTGGCTGAAGTCCTGTCCTCAAAGCGTTACAAGAAGGACACCGTCGAAGAGTACTTCGGCAAAATCTTCCCGCTGACGTCGAACAAGCGTGGAAATGATCTGTCGCGCAACGCACAGATGGCCCTGGACGTCCTCGAAACCCAGCCGGGTGGAGACCTTAATCCGGGCACTTGGTGGCAGGCTGCTAACGCTGTCACCTACCTGACTGACCATCACCTGGGCAACAGTCAGGAGACCCGCCTGCAATCTGCTTGGTTCGGTGGAAACCGTAACAAGAAGGTTAAGGCTCTGGAGCTCGCGCACGAATACGCGATGGCTGCCTAAGGGGTCCGGGGGTGGTGCAATGCCACCCCCACTTCCTTCTTTATCTTAAATAAGAAGAATATATCATGGAACTTTGGTTGTGGCCTCAATGGACTTTGTTTTGTCTATGGGCTGTTTCATATGCTGTTCAGTTTTATACTACTGCACATAAAGGTGCTCTTGAATTCACAATAGCAATTTTGGTTGCAGTCTTCATTCAGTACTGTTTATATGCTGGTGGATTTTGGTGAATAGCCATAATAAATATTTCGTTACATTCTTACAGGAGATTGCATGGCACTTACAATCAAACATACAGACGACATTGAGAAAAACGAACTAAACGTAGCCGCTAACGGTGGAACTGAGATGATGCAACGTGCTCTCAAAGAGCGTCTGGATTCAGATCTCTATAACAAGTTCCAGATTATATGTTCGCGTGTGCGCGACATAGATCCAAATCGAATTCCTATTCTGTGGTGTCATGACACATTCAATGATCCAGAATCTCAGCATCTAAAAGATCCAGCTTCAAGAGATAGGTTTGCCATGAAAGTCTTTGTGTCTCATTGGCAGTTTATGACATATCATTATGGCCTGGGTGTTCCTTATAGCAACAGCATCGTTCTTAAAAATGCTATCGAACCATTCGATGAAACAGCTCTTTATAAAAAGCCACAAGACGGTCCCATTCGTCTGATCTATCATACAACTCCTCATCGTGGTCTGGAATTGCTTGTTCCAGTCTTTGAACATCTTTATCAAGAGTATGGTGATCGTATTCATCTTGATGTCTTTTCAAGTTTCAATGCTTATGGATGGCCTGATCGCGACAAACAATACGAAACTCTTTTTGACCGTTGTCGAGAGCATGAAGGAATTACCTATCATGGATATCAACCAAATGATGTTGTTCGTGAAGCACTGAAAAAGTCTCATATCTTTGCATATCCAAATATCTGGATTGAGACATCCTGTATTGCTGCCATTGAAGCTATGTCTGCCGGGTGTGCTTTGGTTTGTCCCAATTATGGAGCTCTTCCTGAGACAACAGCTAATTTTGCTTTCATGTATCAAATGCAGGAAGATCATAATAAGCACGCTAATTTGTTTGCCGTTGTTCTAAAAGATGTGATTGATAAATATTCTTCTGAAGAAGTCAAATCACGAATCTCTTTTCAGAAAGCATATGCTGATTCTGTTTATAGCTGGGACATTCGTGCAACTGAATGGAAAAACCTGTTGACAAGTATGGCAAACTAATATAGTATTATAGTATGAATAAACGTATTGCACAAGCTCAAAAAGATCATGAAAGAGCTCTTCGGAGACTCGGTGTTGGCAAATATTCTAAGAAAGAGAGAAAAGGTGTGATATCTTTTCCTGATTTGTCTGTGAATCCTCCTGCTCCAACATCTGATCGTATCGTGGCTATTTCAAACAAAAGACCAACTGAACTCAAAGAAAGATTAGACGTAAGCAAGAACTTTACAGTGAGTGTTGCTTATAATAAAGGACCTTATATGGTTGTCTCTCAAGATAATGTGAAGGATATTGGACGATGAACAATGCATTAAGTGCATCTGTGGTGAAACTGGATATCACCAGAGACTTCTAATCTCTAGTTTTGGGTTCGAGTCCCAACGGGTGCTCCACAAATTGAGGTATCTGCCGCCACTACCAACTGAAAGGAATCGTAAAATGCCTAAAGTGAAATCAAGAACACAATATGTATCTAAAGGACAGGGAAGAAACGTAGCACGTAGAACTTTAAAAGCTATGCGCGCATGTACGGAAGAAGTTGAAACGGCCAACAATAAGTTGAATGCTTTTCTTCGTGGAAAGAAAGTTATGTTGACTGTAGAAAATCCGAATAAACAGGAAACAAATAAGCGTTTCATTCGTGTCCCAGCTAAAGAAGTTTGGGCGCGAAAGAAAAAGGAAGTGTCAGATGTCACAAGTGAAGCCTGATAACTATCATCAGTATGTTGATCTTTTAAAAAACAATATCTGTTTCTGTAGTTTTACAAAGAAGAATGGAGAACTGAGAG